TTCCCTTTACGGTATCTTAACACAGCTTGGGTGGTGCTGTCCACGTAGTCATCAAACTCACCAAAGGGAAACGCTGCACATTCTTCAATTAACTCCTCTGCAAATCTTTCGCCTTCAGGATAGAATACTTGACCTGACTCAAAGATTGGAGCACAAGCGTGAACTCTTGCGTGTTTATCTTTACCCTTTACTGGTACGAATTCTACTACTGGGACACCCATTTTTCTCATCTCTTGGATGAGGGGTTCTCCTGTAGCTTTCTTCTCTACGATCACCGTTTCTGGGTCCCAGTATTTATACTGATCGAAAGCAACCATTTTAAGTTCTGGAAAATCATATCTACCACGTAATGCATCTAGTAATATTAATGCAGGTTTATAATCTTCAAATGGTGTGAACACACCCCAAGTTGTTATAGCAGAATAGTCTGCAGTTTCTTTTTTTGAAAACGCAGTGTCATAACTTTGTATAACATGTTTGAGTTCAGGTAATCTATTACCTTCCCATGGTTGCCACCACTCACGTTTAAGTATTGCTCCTTCTTCTGCAGTAGGATTTTGCATGTACTGCGCATTCCATTTTGAAATTGGTATAGACGCTTTTGTTCCAAGGAGGGACTCCTTTGTCCAATACTCAGGCCAGACTGGTGAATCATTCGGCAGTATAGCTGGAAACTCAACTACCTCCCATTGATCAGCACCTGGGTTCCGCTGTTCGCGGATCAGTTTTCCTGTAAGATCATTTTGTGCCCATCGTGTCATGACAAGTACAATAGCACCACCAGGCTGCAAACGTTGACGAGGGCCAGACGTATACCATTCGAATGTTCGTTCTAAAGATTCTTTAGATCCTACAGTTTGTTCTGTATGTGGGTCATCAATAATAAGGACATCAGCACCACGTCCCGTGATGGAACCACCAACACCAGCAGCATAATACTCACCACCTTGATTAGTCTCCCAACGTCCAGCAGCTTTGGAATCCTGTGATAGAGTCACATTCTGAAATACTTTTTTGTATTCCTCAGAGTCGACAAGGTTTCTCACCTTCCGACCAAAACGTTGTGATAGTTCAGCATTATGTGAAACTTGCATTATCTTTGCTTTAGGATTCTTTCCAATTATCCAGGCAGGTAACAAGTAAGATGCAAACTCAGATTTAGTATGTCTTGGCGGCATATTAACAATAAGTCTCTTCAAAGATCCATCTGCTATTTGATCAAACTTATTAGCTATAATTTGATGGTGGCCCCATTGTGTTTTGTGTTTAGCCTTACGATAAATGAAGTCAGGCCAAACCTGAGTAACAAAGTATAAAAAATCTGTCCTACCTTTTAATATTTTCTTTGCGTCTAAGAATTGTTTTAATTTCTCTAGTTTTTCTCTTGGTAGGTGGTCTAGATCCATAAGTATTTTTTGCCAATTATATTTGTATTTTTTGCATCCTAACACACACTATAAGTTACATCAACGTATAAAAGGGGGTTGGGGTAGCTGTGGAAGGCGTGGCGATTTTTGGATATTAAAAGAATTACTTATAAAGGGAAATAAATAAAATCGTGGCGAGGATTAGTCGCCACGAAGTCCATTAGCTTGTTAGTTAATGTTCGTTAAATTTGTCTATTGAGATTAAATTGTTCTGCAAGTTCTTGCACTAACTCATTTGCAAACTTGTTAACAACTTCATTGTCTTTGTTCGCTTGTATAAACTCAAATATCTTTCCGTCTAAATAACAAGCTAACATTTGCCAATTAATTCTTTTCTCATTACTTAATCGTTCAAGAAAAGATTTTAATCTCTCAACAATCTCATTGTTATCTTTTGAAGTCATTACTAAAGACTTCAATTCAACTATTTGATTATTACTAGGCATAAGTTTTTTTAACTCCTTTCAAGTTTAAATATAATCATAAGATTTCATAAGTCAAGATAAGATATATATTTATTTACAACTTACAGTTGTGTCCAATCCACACCCACCTTTGTCCTGAAGAAGTTCACCTGCCGTTTTTTTCAGGAATCAGGGCTGACCATCAGGCTTTTTTTCCAGAAACGGCATTTTTCCTTATCTTTCTGCACATTTTCCCCCGCGCGCCAGCGAAGAGTTGATAGTAAAAAACCCAGCAAAAATGCAATTTGCTTCCAAACGGGAACGGGAAATTGTTGATTTATGTAGATTTTACGATCCGAATTTTCGCCGGCGCCCGCGGGAAATGGGTAGTATAATATCCTCAATCCCATTGCATTTTGTTTGACAACGGGAACGGGGATTTGTGTTTAGTTAGTTTGTGAGGGTGATTGTATTTCCTTGAACAAATTTGAGAATTTACCTCGTCTATCATCACCCATATCTTCGTGGTATTCTTCTTTGCCTAAATCATTTTCAACAATATCAAAATGCGTACCAATTGTTTTTACTTGGTCACAAGTATGAATCATCATAATTTCTTTTCTGTCAGGGTGTTCACTCACTCTTGTATCAGGCATATCATCTCCCTTATTCATTTTCAAAGCATAAGCCTCAGTTAAAAAAGTGTAGTAAGGTGCATTGAAATCATCAAGCATACCTGACACCACAGTCACGGCTAAATTTTTTGAAAGATCATTAGTGAACTTGCAACCGATTACCATTTCTGCAAAGGGTGACTTAGGCTCAGGATCGTGTAAGACCTCACACTTTTTACCCATTTGGATAAATTGATTGCCTCTTTCCGAAACCATATTTCTTTTGTATGGAATAAAAAACAAGGCAGGCAACTCAACTTCTTTTCTTCTATGAAAAAGAAAAGCGTCCTTACCATGTCTAACACTATACTTGTGATATTCTTCCAAAGAAGAATATTGTTCTTCCATTGGTCTTATTGCAGTGAACTCAATAGGAAAATTTTTCATAAACTTTTCTTTGAGATCTTTTATTAACTTCTCGTCCATATGACTCCTTTTGTTTTTAGTTAAGAGGATATCTTATCAAATCCCATCTCATTGTCAAATTAAAAATAATAAACAAGAAAAAAATTTAAGAACAGGAGGAATGCGCAGCGGCCCCGGCCAGATGCCAGGATAGATAACATACCTATGATCATCATTGCTTTTAGCACGGGAACGGGATTCTCCTTTCTTCGTTGAAGGGCAGCCCACCAAGAAACAGGAGCCATACATTTAGGGATGTACGTATTACTTAATGAGCTACCATGGTCCGGTATACAGCTTCCCCACCCGAACGTCAAGCTTTTTCTGCAGGGACCTGCAAAAGCTCTGGAGCCCAGATCCTGTTTACTATAGTAAGCGCCTCCTTTTCGCCTTTTTTCTAACCAACGGGAATGGGATTTAGGTAATTTGTAAGGTTACAGACAGCTGGAGCTGCCTGGCCATCCAGAGGGTTTTTTTAAAGGCAAAACCACAACCTAATGTGTTTGACCGAGAAACGGGAAACCATATCGTGTGATCCTGACCAGAGCTGTTCTCGCGGGGACGCTGCCGATTATATAGTAAAAAACCCAGCAAAGTTCGATTTTCCTGAACAACGGGAACGGGGTTTCGCATAAACATTGAGCTTCCTGCATCTCCAGATTTTCGCCGGCGCCCGCGGGATCTGGTTAGAGTAATGTCAAACCATTAATGAATTTGCTTGACAACGGGAACGGGATTTTCGGATCTGGAAGAATGCGCCGGGCCCAGCAGGTGATAGAATTTATACCAGTCACCACTGTCCCTGATTGTTGTAACGGGAAAACGGGATCTGTGGCCCCGGATCGCGTTACTACCTTCATAAACTTTTATGACCGACTCCGTGAGGGGTCGGGCCAACACAAAAACCTTTCCACCAAATTTAGTTCTCTCGTAAATCCACGCTTTTTGAAACTTAGACAGGCGAAGGGAGTTACCTTTAATTACCTTAAGTTCAATCCAAAACTCAACACCATCGTAACAGCCATTTACATCAGGTACACCTGGACAAGCTTTATTTTCTATTCTTACTAAGTGAGCGTCTTTTAACGCTTTTTTTACGTCTTGCCATAATTTTGCTTCTAGACCCTTTGCCATTTTTAGCTCCATTAATAAGTTGATTAAGATAAGGTAAGAACCATTTATTGTCTCTGATAACTTGTACTAACAAATTTGTCAAAGCATTTACCACAAGCTCTTCTTTTTTTATATTTGTAATAGGACCACCCTCACTACTAAGTCCTGAATAGTCTAATCCGGCATGTAAAACTTCATGAAGGAGCGTATTCCCTTTTTCAATACTTTTAAGATTTTTTTCCAATAAAATTTGTTTGTTATGTGCATCATATTCTCCTAAAGTGTTATCTTTAAACAAGATTGATTTAATTTTAAGATCATCGTAACCTATTTTAATTTTCTTCTGTTTCAACTTTAACCTCCCCAACATGTGTACTTACAAATGATCTGTTGTTTATAAAATTCAATACAGCAAGGAAGTCACTAAACTTCTTGGTCTTGTCCGCCTTCAACTTCAACGTCTTCAGCGTCTGCTGGTATCTCGACAACTTTCGTTTCACCAAGCTCATCGTGCAACTCCTTTATTGATTTAATAAGATCGTCTTTACTTAATGCAGAAAGATTCTGCGTTTTAATTTCTTTTCTATCAATATAAAAACCAGCTGCTTGACCAAGTCTAAACTCGGAATTGATCGCTGCTGCCATTTGGCCTTTGTCTTCGGCTTTTTTAGAAAGACCATCGAGTCTTTTCAAATGCCTCAAAAAATCTTTGAAATGAGCAATTCCTTTTTCTCTCATCTCTTCAATGTAAGAAACAACGTGAGGTGACTTATCAGGATTAGTTAATATAGATCCCCACTTTTCACACGTAGGCTCAGAGTACCCTGCTTGTTTAGCAGCTTCTTTTTTAGTAATGTTTGGATAATTGGCTACATAGACCTCTGCAAAAGTTCTTTGCTTAGGTGTGAGGTGCAAATGAGTTTTTTTACTATTTGCTATTGTTAGCCCAGTTCTTGACATTATGCTCCTGTATAAGATTATTTAAACTATGTATATATCAAAATTACCTAAAGATCACCAGCCCTTTAGTACTATGAAATTCTGTGTACTTTCTGTGTACTACTATGACAAAATAAGTGTTGGTATTGCTTACTAATAATATGTTTTCTGTGAGTCTGTGTACTATTGATGTAAATGAGTATTAAAATATTATTTACTTAGAAGTATCTATATAGGAGAATAAAATTCAAGTTTCACGTGAAACATTAGAACAAAAGAAGGGAAGATGGGCAACATAATGCTGCCCACCTAGTTAACTAAAAAAGCCTAAAGAGAGCTTTTGAGTGGGGTCCACTCTCGCTTTCCCCACCATATGAAAGGGTTAAATAACTTAACCTATTATTTCTTTACATTAATTTTATGCATAAGTCTACCTATTTCTAGATCCTTTGATAAAATATCTGCTCTAAGGCCTTCTACCTCTAGTGTGTGATTCTTTTTAAGTAAATCTATTTCAGCTTCGTATTCAGCTGACGTTTTAACTTTACCTTCAAATTCTTCTTTAGTTATCTCTTTCCAAGTCGACATAATTATTTATTATATACCAAACAGCTATCGCACCAACAAAAATTGCAATAAGGCCAGTTAACAACATACCTAAACCAAATCCAATTGTCATCTTTTGCGTCTTCCCATGTAGTGATCACCCGGCTCATAATTCCATTTTTTCCCATGATGACCTCTGATGTCTGCATAAAACATTCTAATCTTTACTACTGTTTTGAGAAGAAATTTTCTCATTCGCTACTCTCTCCATTATAAATTTTCTTGATCCATTACTACAAAAATTAAAACCATATTCATTTAATACATCTCGAATAACATTGCAATTATATGTTTTCCAATCATCAAAAATAAATACTGCACCCGGTGCAGCTCGTTCTGCAAAAAAGATAGCCTCGTTTAAAACATCAGTTGTTTTGTGAGGGCCATCAAAATGCACAAGAGAATATTCATTTAATAAATACTTATTTGATTCCCAGTAAAAATCTACTCCATAATAGTATTTTTCCATAAATGCAACATCAGTCAAATTGATCAAATTAAATCTCGGCTCCTCAGCAAAATCTTTTTTAACTTCTGAAAACATTTTTTGATCATAATCCATTTTACTTGGCTTAGACTTATCGTAATGCTGGTATACTAAATCTCCGTATGGATCTACACCAACATGAAAGTGTAATCCTGAGTAATTTGGTCGGATATAGTTCATAATTAATTTTGTGCCAAGACCTTTTCTTACTCCAATTTCGGCTGTTAACATAACTTTGTTTTTATTTTTTTTTGCTAATCTTTCACTCCATGATGCTAATAAATCATATTCTCTAGAATCTCCTTCTATAGTCATGTAGATATCTCTCCCTTTGAATTAAATAATCTTTTTGTTCCTGGGTATAACTGAAATCTTGTCTTGTTTTTCTCAATCTGTTGTATTGATCTAAGACATACTCCGGTTCGTAAGCAGCAAATAGACATACTAACCTAAAATCTTTATCCCTATTTTGAAACCAATGTTTAGCTGATTTTTTAGCCACAACAAGAGAACGTTCCAAGCCCCTGTAGAATAGGTCGTCAAATGCTCTCCATAAAACTGCCTTCCATAGCCTTGTTTCTGACGTAATTGGTTCTGATTCGTATTCTGTGTGCATTGCTCCTGTTTCTGACAGGAGACAACCTTTTGGAAGATCGATGATGGTAACTCATTGATGAAGGTGCCTCCTATCATTTCAATTCCGTTACTGGTCCGTTGTCCGTGGTCTCGTCTATTTTTATGACGCATATAGGACAATTCATATAGTCATCACCATCTAATTGCAAGACATTTGATGGTAGCACCTTTTTTACATAATGATTGCCATCGCAACTCGGACAGCTTTTATAAAATGTAGACTCATTTGCGTCTGCCATTCTTACCTCCCGTTTTTTCCATATCTTTCATTATTTTAGCTTCGTAAGCTTCAGCTGTCATACCTCTATCTTTAGCTCTTCTTACTACTTCTTTATCGATCAAAAGCTCAATATATTCGGCTGGCTTTCGATATTCCTTTAAACACAGCGCCTGCAGCAATGTATGAGATTTCTTTCTCACGGCTACAGATTTCCATTTATTTACGTCCATAAGTTATTCCCTCCTTATCAGTTTCAAACTTAATTTTATCATTAAACTTCATGTCTAATTTGACTGGCTGATTTCTCAATCGTCCAATACCCTTATCTGCATTACCATTTGTAATTTTTACCCACATCTTCTCATCACCTAATTTTTCATCTTTAAACCAAACATATGCATAGCCATGATAATTATGCATAGTATTTTTTATTAAATGATAAGTTTCTTTTCCGTGATGTTCGCAACTATATAAAATATTATCTTTCTCGCTCATGATCCTCCTACATGAAATACCATAAAGTGCATACTAGAACCAAAAGACTAAATCGTGGTAAGAATATGCCAATGCATAAACTTACCAACAATATAGTTTTAATAATTCCAACAGCAATCATGGTGTTAGTTTATTATTATTTCTTCGAAGTAAATCTGCTTTGATAGTTTGATTAGATATCTCTTTATCAAAGAATGCAATACCTCGATCACCACCTTCGGGTTCAAAGATAGTGTTGATTAATCTTTTCACTGCATAGGCCCAACGATAATCTTCCGGTGTTAACATTCTACCTTCCGAATCATACGTTGGTACATCTTTAACTATGTTATGAACAGACTTAGAAAACGCAACCCAGTTGCAGTGATACTCCTTATCTCCGTCTTTCCTACTCATTAGTTTTCTTTCTTTTCACCAAGAGCATTCCAACTAGCCATTTGATCTTTTACTTGCATAAGTAATTGTTCAAACTTAACAGCTGCCGCATTTGATTGATGTCTGTTTTTTAATTCGCCATCTACCCAAAATTCAATCGTATCGTCTTCGTCATGCATTTTGATCGTAAATGTTTTTGCTGTCCAGGATTTTATTCCACGAGTTGGATGTGGATCTGACCCTTCAGATTTACCAGACTTGATTGAAATGCCTGGAGAAAAAATTTCTGCAGACTCTTCCATACCTTTTACTTGTCCAGTTACATATAGCATCTCGACAAGCTTATTTATTTTGAACATTATTTCATCTTTGTTCATAGTTACCATCCTTTGTTTATCCCACGATAATACAAAATGCCCATCTCAAGTCAAGATATATTTACATTCATATAAAAAAAGGGTAAACAGTTTAATGGAGTTCATACTTACAATGATTATGTGCAGTGGTGCTGCGAATTCTTGCTTGCCACCATTTACAATGCCTACAACATACCCTACAATTTATGAGTGTATGGTTGATGGCTATGCTACGTCTCAAGATAAATTAATTGAAATAGGGCCAGATGATGTCAATCAACACAGATTATATATAAAATTTGAGTGTAATGAGGTCATAATTCCGCCACAAAAACCAAAGGTTAAGACTTGACAGGAGTCCATAAAAGTGCATATAATTTACCCACGAAAGCTTATCGTGTACAAATCAGACATAAAGGTATGTACTATGATGAGGTAATTAGCGGACAAAACGATGAAGATGGTTTAAAAAATTTCTTCGTTAAAGGCTTAGAAGGTAAAATACAACCCAAAGGCCAAGATCCGATATATAGAACGGATCGTTTTTTCTGCACAATTGAAGAGGTAACAAATGAGCTTACAGCAATTAGTTCAAAAGAAACTCAAATTGGAGCATCAGTGGGCGGAACAAGCACTGAATCAAAACAGGGTAACACCTGACATGAAATGGATGGACATTGATATTAAAAAATTAAAAGTCGCTATCAATGATCAATGTGTAACTGATGCTAAAAAAGAATTAAAAGTAGATCAATAATCTGAATCTACAATAACACCCGGAACATTAACTTCGGTATAGACTACTCGTCCGTTTATTTTCTGTTCAACTATTTCAGCACATAAAGTACAGGTAAAAAGTTTTTTGTTTTTAGTCGGATTAAAATGTGTGTGTTCATGACACTTAGGGCACTGCCCAATGTTTAGTGTTTCATCAATCTTGACTGTCATTTGTTTGGCCCCAGTTCATACCCGTAGATATATCTACTTTTGAAGGTACTTTCAACTCAGGTATACAAACTTCCATAATCTTTTTTATTTCATTACATGCAGGTTCTAATCTTTCATGAGGAATACTAAAACATAATTCGTCATGTATTTGTATTATTGGTATAAAATTTTTTTTAGCACAGTCTATCATTGCTTGTTTAACTTGATCTGCAGCAGAGCCTTGAATTAATCTATTTAATGCTTTGTATGTCATTGCACGTTTTATATTATTCTTTCCATATTTATTAACAGCATCTTCAAAAGATGTAGCTTTGTGTAAACCAAATGAACTAGGTTCCCACATATTAAATCTACACTTACGACCTTTGAGAGTCCATATTGCACCATTCTTATCAGCTGACTCAGCAGCTCTATTTGCTAATTGTTTTACAAAAGGTACCTTTTGATTGTATTCCCTTAGTATTTGATCAGCTTGTTGTTTATCAATACCTAATTCCCGTGAAAGTTTATTTTTACCCATGCCGTAAAAAATTCCTAAATTTATTGTTTTAGCCTGAGATCTTGGAATTTGAGCCATATCAGCTACGGTCTGGTGGAAGTCCGTATTTTCTTCTTGATAGGCCTGTATGAGGTCCTCTGTGCCATTAAACCCTATACTTGCAGCATAGTGAACTACCAGTCTTGGTTCTTGTTGAGAGTAATCAAATGATCCCCATCTACAATTTTTATCAGGTAAAAACAGTGATCGGATCCTGGGTCCTAGGTCCTTATTCCTAGCTGGAATCTGCTGTAAATTCGGGTGAGCATAGGAGAGCCTACCGGAGACGGTTCCCCCTGCATCACCCTTTAACTGATTTATTTCCGCATGTATCCTCCCATTATGTTCAAATTTAAAGATTGAATCGATGAAAGTAGAGTGAAATTTATTAACTTCTCTCGCTTCACGAATCAAACCAGCTATGGGTTCCTCACAATTAGTCAACCAATTCTGAGTAAAAGATGGTTCTTTAGCCTTCTCGGTGAGAGGGTAAGATATCTTCAGCTTATCAAATGCTTTTGCAATAGATCTAGCTGCCCATATATCTATATCCATACCCGCAGCTTTCTTAATTTTCAACAGCGCAGCCTTTTCTCTTTTTAAAAATTCTTTTTTAAGTTTCTCTGCACCTTCTAAATCTACACGTACACCGTGAGCTCTCATCTGTACTAACAGTGGTAATAATTCCATCTCCATTTCCCATACATCAGTCAAATCTTGTTTTGTAATTTCTGTTTTAAAACGTTGCCATAGTTTATAAGTTAAAACTGCATCTTGTTCAGCGTAAGGACCTACAAACTTTGCAGGTAACTTATACATCTCTCCTTTAGCATCTATACCCCAATCCTCTGCTGCCTCTTTTAAACCAGCTTCAGATTTAAGTTCAGATAAATAATCTACGGACAATGCATTTAAACTATAACCTCTTCTATTTTCATCAATCAGGGCAGCAGCTATCATTGTATCTGCAATCTTTCCATATACTACGACACCATGTGCTCTTAACCATCCGATATCATAAGCAGCGTTATGAAATAACTTTGTAGCCTTAGACCTACAAATGTCTTGGATCCAGTTTAGAACCATTCTAATATCCATATTACCACCGGCTTCATGAGCTACTGGGTAATAACCTTTAAAGTTGTTAGTAGCTACGGATACACCAATTACATTACCGTTCATAGTTGGCCATCCTGGTCCTTTTATTTTTATTTCTGGATCTTTAGTTTCTAAATCAATTGCTACCTCAGGTTCGTTCCTTAAATCTGGAAACCTTGTAGGGGGTGTCCAATCAGAATCTTGAAATGTAAAATTAATTTGATTTGTCATCTAATTCTATTCCAAGTTTTGCATAATGAATTATTTTATTATATCTTTGTTTGGCAGTCTCGCCTGGTTTTTTTCTTGTTGCATATTTGATTATGTTTGAGTCAATTGTATTAAGTTTATTTTTCATACAATAAACAACAGGCTGAATCGCATGCTGAACGTAGTGTTTTCCACCTTCTTGGTATTCTAAAGCTTTCTTTTTAGACCCCACACATACCTTCGCATTCATTATTAAATAAATCTAATTGATCTTCAGGTTTCTTTTTCTTCTTAAGTAATGTTTCAAAATCTACTGATCTAAGTGGTATTCCTTTTCGGTGTAGGTATCTTTCAATTTTTGGATCTTTACCTGTATGTCTAATCATATCGTCTAGTTTACAGGCCTCTTCGAACTCTTCAGGCGTTTCGACTTTGATTTCATTCCAAAGAGTATTATCATGATATGGACAACCTACACAAGAACTTTTTGCAGGTCGTCTTAAATTTTTACCTTCATACCAATCTAAACAATGTTGTCTTGACATCTTATGATCTATTAATGGCCAACTATTTTTAATCCATTTCTCTCTTGAAGGTTTCATACGCATGGCTTCATCTGTAGAAATACCAACCATTACTTCAACCCACAAAGATCTTGGAAATCTTTGTCTATCTTTTAATCCAATAAGTTTTCTTATTTGTCTATTAATAGGAGTTATTTTGTAATTCCTGGTGCATTGACGAGGACCAATACCAATTTTTCCAGTTTCAGTATTTTTAGCAAAGAAAGGAAGCATAATATATCCATTACCTTTTGCAGCATCTTCTAAATCTTGTTTTATACTACCTGATTTTAAATGATTTTTAGTTACTATGACTGGGTAACTTAATTGTGATTCTAACCATTTTAAATGATCATAAACTTTTTTTGGTTCCCACCCAGTGTCAGCAAAAATTGCATAATCTGGCTTGCGGCCAAAGGCTCCCTCATCAGCCATGAGTGCCATTGTGGAAGATTGCACTCCGGCTCCCAATGATAGAATCCTAAGTTTAGGTTCTCCCGAATAATCCCAATCGCCTTTAGCCACCACCATAATTATCCTTTATAAACTGATTATACAGTCTTGCCAATGGAAAGAAATACTCATGATATGTTCTAAGTATATGTAAAGTTTCTCTTGCCCTGGTAATTCCTACGTACCATACCCTAGCTTCAGAGCTTCTTGCAACCCCTATCTTATGCCCAAAGTGTGCGGGCCAATTAGCTTTTTCATAAACACAAACATGATCTGCCTCTCCTCCTTTTACAGAGTGTATCGTATCTATTGTAACTCTGGATGATAAATCTAAATTTATCTTATTCTCTAAAATTTTTTCAAAATAAAATTTATCTTTTTCTGGAAAGTTTCTGTTAAATACTTGCTGCCAAGGTCCTGGATCAGCTGTTAAACCTGCAAAGGTTCTAAGGAAGTCTATGTTCATTTGGTTACTACTATGAATATTCATCCATCTTTTGCTTTCAATGGATCTCCAACCAAATGCGATCTCATTAACATATGTGTATAGTATACCAGCTTCATCTTTGGATACAACACCTTTATTCATTAACTTATTCCAGCTTTTTATAGCGTTCCACTTGTTTATATCAAAAGAAGTCTTACCTTTTGTGTTTTGAAAAAATACTCCCGCATTACGTGCAAGGTCTTCTAGCTCTCTAACTATTTCCTGAGTTCTTCCAAGTATGAGCCAGTCTCCATCTGATTGACTTATCATGTCTACAATATCTAAAAATGATGAATGTGTTTTTATATGGCCTTCTTTGCTAGAAGGTAAAAATTCTTTTATGACTCTTGGCTTAATCATATCAGAAATATAACCACTAAAATCATGCACAACTTTTGGTATTCTATGTGATTGTTTTAAAATATAATTACGACCTGGAAACTCAATGTAATCTTTTACGTTAGCACCATTCCATTCAAATATTGCTTGATCGTCATCTCCTGCAATATAAATTCTTTCAGCTCTATCAGCTAATTTGTGTACCATTTTCCATTGTAAGGGTGTTAAATCTTGGGCTTCATCTATAATTAAAACTTTAAGATAGGGAGCTTCTTCATTGTCAATAAAATGTGTAATCATATCTGTAAAATCAACTCTGTGGTCTTGTTTAAATAATTCATACTGTTGGTAAATTAATTGAAATTTAGGAAGAGTTGCTCTTTTAAACTGCTCGTCAACAAATTGTTGTTCAGGTTTAATTAATTTGTTTCTTGATTTATCATATACACGAAGAGACCAGTCGTTAAATACTTTTACACCATTGTAACTTTCATAGGCAGGTTTAGCCATTCCTAAATTTTGTGCAAACTCAACCATGTCTACTTCAGGATCTAGCACAGGAACTTGTTTTCTAAACTTACGACAAAAGCTATGAATAGTTCTAAAATTAGATAAATCTTCATCATCACAACCAGGAAACTTTTTGTTTGCTCTAAATCTAGCTTCGTTAACAGCTTTGTTTGTAAATGAAAGATAAGCTATTTCTCTTGGTTGAATGCCTTTGTTAAACCACTTATCTAATCTATTCAAAAGGGTATATGTTTTACCTGTTCCTGGAGGACCAAATATTTTAATCGTTCTTTTTTTCAAAAGGTGCTTTCTTTCTTTGGAATATTAAATTTGATCTTTCTATGACTGGCTCATCCATTTTTTTACATAACCAAACATATTTTAATTTAAGCTTATCGAAGTAATCATGCTTAGTACATCCATTTTTTTTAAGCATACTTATAATTTCAAATTTTTTAGCAGCCTTGTCAGATTTTTTAATAAATCTCTCAAAGGTTCTATATTTAAAAACAATTACATTTTGATGTAGATACCACATCTCAGCTTCTACTTGAGATGCATTGTCGGCTTGTTGAGTTTCTTGTGTAAACTGTATCATAGTATCTTTAAATTCTTCTTCTGCCTCATTACTTTCATCATATCCCTCGATAGGTTGTTGCATGGACTTGAGTTTATTTAAAAAAACTCTATAATCTTTGTCTTTAACTTTTTGCCAAACAATGTCTGCTTGATCAAATAATTGTTCAGATAGTAGCTGTTGCTGATTAAGTTGTTTTCCTGTAAGCTCTACCGTCTTTTTATCTATTGTTAAAAAATAAATTGGTGGCTTTGTTTTTAATACTTGGAAAGAATCTATAGTAGGTAAATAATCAACACTATCAATTCCATATTTTAATTCTTTACATACAGCAGAATTACAATGATTTTTCAAAGGAGCATCTGTACATTTGTACTGATAGTCTTTTTTTTCATATTGAGATATTAAAGCTTGTACTTCTCTAGCCGGTAAAGGTTGTGTAAATCCTTCGTTTCTTTCCCACACTTCTTTTTGCCACCCTTCCGGATTTCTTTTCTTTGCAAGTGTAGCAAAACCTGTAAGTGCATTGTTCCTGAAACCATCGCTACAGCCGTTTCTAATTAATGCTTGTAAACAAGGAGGGAATTGATCAAATTCATCCTCTAAAGGAAAACCATCTGATGCTATTTTAATTTCGTCAAAAGTTTTTTTAGTAATTCTAAATTTTTGTACCCAAAGATAAAATTCATGGATGGGTATACCCATACCATTATCATAAATAGCATGACGAGTCGTTCTAGCTGCTTGCTGATATGGAATATTCAACCAGTTACCAAGGTCATTTTTATGAACCATTATCTTTCGTTGTTTTGGAAATATTTCACAACCTGATAAACCAAGATCCGCTGCTATCTCATGAAGTTTATCTATCATGTCAGATGCCGACACGGGTTCAATTGTGTGTAAAAATAAATGCATACCACCTGACTTTGATCTATATGGCACAAGCGGATATTGTTTTTTTCTAAATTGTTTTATTAAAGATTTGTAATCAAGATCATATTTATCAACATCTATACAACCCCATGTACATGAATTGTCTGATCTTATAGGAATAATTCCTAAATTAATTTCTCCGTTTAAATGTTTTTGAAATAGTTCATCAGTGACAGGGCCACGTTTAGTTGTGGCCCTACCTTTTTCTTTACCAGTCTTGTTGTCTCGCTCACCATTGAGATAATACTCACCGTAAGCAACATCAAGACCGCTGAACAGCTCCTTGAATCTGTCTAACATTAGAATGGTCGACCAGATGGTTTTCCTTCTTGTTTTACAGGATTCGCTCCTGGGTTCGCGGTCGTGGATTCTTGCTCATACTTCACATTAACATTGCCCTTTAGACAGCTGTCATAGAATCCCATTGCAGCATCAAGTGTCATTTGATTCTGAACAGGACCAATGTGAGATATCTTCCAACCATACCATGTACCTTTTGCATTTTTTTCAAGCACAGTAGTTAGTAAATATCTTTGCGTGAACATAGCAGGGGTATAAAAACCCTTACCATCCGATCGTTTTTCCTTTACACTTCTCATCATAGAATTCCACATCTTAGATTTCTTTCTTTGAGTGGCTTTCATACTCATGAGTGCAGACTCTTGTGGGATACCTTCTGATACCCTTATTACAAAATGTGATGCAGTTTCTTGAACATAATTACCGTTTGGTAATCTATCTAAGTTCTGATCATCTCTTGTAGTCTGCGCAAGAATATTAGAATCAGCTGAGTGTGTGGCAGCTGGTGCGTTTGCACCTTCTTGCCTATCAGGCCATTCTAAATACTCAAGCTTGTAATAACAAGGAACAACTTCAATACCTTTAGTTCCATCAAACAGATCTTGTGTTACACTATTAAAGATCATGCCTGGTCTTGCTTCAGGTATGAAAGCTGGATCACCTTGAGTTACTTGTGGAGACAATTGACCGAGCACCTTAAGAAAAGGTAGCGCTAGATCTTTTGCACCCATTTGCTCAAACCCCTTATCTGCTAGATCTTCTCCAACAGATGCTATTGAGAAGTTTGGCTTAACTTGAACGTTTCCGTTTTTCGCTTTCGTCATTATATTTTCTCTTTCGTTTTTATTTTTGTTCTATTAGCCACATAGATACTAAACAAATCGGCAGGCAATGTTACACCTGCTTCGGTTTGTTCCCTTACGAACTGCTTAAGTTGCATGGCGTTCACTTCTTGTTTTTGAACGGGTCTATAGTTTGCTTTAATCAAAAGCTCCAGAACGTGTTGAGCTTTTGCATCGTCACCAGCAGTAAAAGATACTCCAACATTATTACGAATCAAGTCTGCGTGATTGTTATCACGTAACCATTTGAACGCCTCTTCTTGACGATCTTTTGATATTCTTGCTCCGTAAAAAGGAGTGATCTTTACTGATGTTCCGTCAGCCAAATCAAGTGCCGATACACCTGCTTCAGTCATGAGATTAGGAATTGTCTCTTCTGAAAGAAATAACGCATCTTTTTTCTTCTTCTTTAGTTGTTCTTCTAAATCCGTTATTTCGTTCTCTGTTTCCTGAAGCTCAGTACACTTCGCAGATATCGTTTTGATTTGTTCGTCTGATGCTTTTATAAAAGCACCTGACACTTTTTGTATGTCTAGTTGTTTTACCATAACGACCTCCGCTGCTGAAAATAAACTATTGATTTTTAAAGTCAAGTATTTTATTAACGTGGGAGATGGTAACTAAATATAATTTTAAGACTAAACCTTTTGCACACCAATTAGAGGCATTAGAAAAATGTTGGGACCAAAAAACATATGCCTTATTTATGGAAATGGGGACTGGTAAAACTAAAGTTTTACTAGACAATATTGGTGTTTTAAGATCACAAAACCTTATAAATGGTGCATTAATTATTGCACCTAAATCAGTCTATACAGTTTGGCATAATACAGAAATACCTAAACATTTAAACGTTGAATATGATGTTTTATTGTGGAAAAGCACAATGGTTAAGCAAAAATTAGTTAATTTTATGCACAAACCATCAGTAAAACTTAAGATTTTTGTTATGAATATTGAAGCTTTGTCAGGAGATAAAGGCTCATTTTGGGCAGAAACGTTTTGCAACTTACACGATGCTATGGTTGTAGTTGACGAATCAACGTGTGTAAAAAACTATCAAGCAAGAAGAACCAAAAATATTATAAAACTTAGAAAAAGATCAAAGTACAGAAGAATATTATCTGGATTTCCTACTCCTAAAAATCCTTTGGATTTATATACGCAATGTAATTTTTTAGATCCTGCCCATCTTGGATTCAATTCGATCGTAGCTTTTAGAAATAGATATTGTTATTTTGAAACTTTATTTTTAGGAGGCAGACAAATCAATGTGCCCGTAGGTTTTACAAATCTAGCAGAGATAGAAGCTAAACTTAAAAACTTTGCCTACAGAAAAACTAAAAAAGAATGTTTAGACTTACCTGAAAAAATTTATACAAGAAGAAATATACAATTAACTGATGAACAACAAAAGTTGTACGATGATATAAGACTACAAGCCAGGGCCCATCTTAGAGATCAAGAACTTACAGTAACTAATGTTGTTACAGAAATTTTAAGATTGCACCAAATAACTTGTGGATATTTTAAATCACGAGAGGGTGAAATATTAAGTGTAAAAAACAAAAGACTTGATGCGTTAGTAGATATTTGTGAAGATACCGATCAAAAAATAATTATTTGGTCAACTTATGTTTATAATATAGAACAAATAAATAGAGAGTTAATTAAAAAATTTGGAGCTGAATCTGTCGTTACCTTTTATGGTGCCACATCATCTGAATCAAGAACTGATGCAATAGAAAGATTTCAAAATGATCCAAAGTGTAGATTTTTTGTTGGTAACCCTGCTACTGGAGGTATGGGTATAACTTTGACAAAAGCTGGAGTAGTTGTTTATTACTCAAATAGCTATAATGCAGAACATCGGGTACAGTCGGAAGATAGAGCGCATCGAATTGGTCAAGACCAGAAGGTAACTTACATTGATTTTGTCGCTGAAAAAACAGTTGATGAAAAAATATTAAAGGCTCTAGACTCAAAATTTAAACTTTCTGCAAAGACTCTTGGCGAGGTTGTGCGTGATTGGTTTTAAATTCTTCAACTCTTTTCCACCATTTATCTTTATACTCATCTAGTTTACTTCCAGACAATTCAAATTCTTGAAATACTAAACCAGTTGAAGCCATTAGAATTGTGCCACCATCAATTTTACCATATTGTTTCTCGTGTGCACAGATGTAAGCTGTAAGCTGAAGGTAGTAATCTTCTACCCATTCTTCTTTTTTGGGTTTATTTGTTTGTTTAAAATCCAGGATTGTAGGTTTTTTTCTAAATACTCCAACACAGTCCATAGTCCCTGCGTATTCATTTGGATATGCTATATTTTGTTCTACACCCCATATTTCATCTAAATATATAAAACCTTTAGATATGATTAAATTAGCCATTTTATGAGCTATAGGAGCATCGTGGGCAGGCGTATCGAAGTTATTGGTATGCACGTACCTCTCAAGCATTTCATGCATAATTGAGCCTCTTTCAGCTGCTTCTTTCATTATTCTTTGAGCTTCAGCCTCACCAACTCTTTCTCTCCATGCCTTAATTCCGTCAGAATCTACTTTTGTTTTTGACAGAATTGTGGTCACTGATGGAAGTTTATCCTTACCATCTAGATAAACTCTTCGTCCCCGGTCCGTTGTCCGAGTGTACTGCTTATAGTTGTATTTGTTTGTGACCTTCACTAACGAAGGATTATCATACTGGAGTATTAAGTAAAGAAAAAACTAAGGTGCATAAACCTATAATGACCATTCCAGCTATACCTATTAGTATTTTTTCAATTCTATTAACCTGAGATTGTAAATCTGAAATCTTATCATGTGTTTGTTTTTGCATGATTCGACATAATTTTTCATGACTATCTATTCTATTATGTGCTAGTTCTGCTGTTTTAGCCATTATCCTTGTCCCCTTCTACTTGCAATAGTATTTCCTAATGGGTCAAAAGGAAATAATTGACCATAATCTACAGGTTGTACTCCAGGTCCCGGAATTCTAAGTCCTTGTTGTCTTGGAAGAGTTGTAGGTGATATTGTTTGATTTTCAGGCATTGTGTTTACTGCTCTTGCCATCATTGCTTCTTCTTCCATATTAGCTGGTAGACCACCTATTTGTTGAGTTAAATATTCTATATCAGGTAATGTATCTACTGCTTTAATCCCTTCTTCTTCATTTAAACCAAGATACATATTTTCCTCATCTTTTTTATTCATGTTTAAATTTGTAAGAGGTTCTACTGGTGATTTTGTTTGGTCTAAAATTTTAAATATTTCTTGCATTGATGCATCGCTCTCATCAAACTTATAATCTTCTGGCACATAATCATTTAATGTTGCGTTAGCCAATTTTGCCAAATGAAACCTTGAGAAGGTAGATAACCCACCAAATTTACCAGGTTGTTCTAAAAAGTTTTTAAAAGCAGAATTAATTACATTCATAGCATTTGGATTAGATAAAATTCCATTTGCTTTGTTACCTAAAAATAGTGTTACTGCCATAGGAAAGAATCCCATACCATATGCACCAGCACCTACTGCAATGTTTGGACCTGATAAAACTAATCTTCTAGCTAAGAAAGTTGATGCCTCAGGCACTACATAAGATTTTACCGCATCCATATAACTTAATAAATCATCATAACTTTTTAAAAGTTGATTTGCTTTTTCTTGACCAAAAATAATTCTCATCTGTGTAGCTGATGCTTCGTTAGGTAATACTAATTTTCTAAAAATATCTGCATCAAAGTAAACATTGCCACCACCTAAATTTTTTGCAGGTAATCCATTTGGCATTAATAAATCATCAACAGTTTTGTAGGGTTGTCCCAACATTGCTTTTTGTTGTTCTTTTAATAAATAACTTTCAATCCAATCACCCATTGCATTTTTTTCAATCGGTCTAAAAGACATTTGATAAGCATTTCCTACATGCGCACCCCATAATTTTTGTAAACTTTCATTACCTTCTTTAGAGCCTTTCTTAACTAAATCTGTTTTAAAAGCAGTATTACCTGATGCGTCTACAAATGGAGTTACTTTATGAACATCTGAATCTAAAAGTTTTTGTAAATCTGTAATAGCTTCAAAACTCATTCCATTTTTAGTTTGAAAAATATTTCTACTTATTGTTTTTAACATTTCGTCTTTATAAGTATTTCCTGCCTTGTAAAAATCTATCATCTGTTTATAGCTTAATGCGTTTTGATCAAACGCAGCTAGTTTTCTTGCAGTTAAAGATTCGAAAGTTTTTATGTTGTTTGCATAATATTCAAATGCATGTTCAATATTTTCTTTCAGTTCTAATTTTTTTGCTTGTGTTAATCCAGTTTCACCAACAGTTGTTTTCACTTCTGCTTGTACTAAATTACCACCAGTCTCAATCATATCTTTTGTAGCTACATTTTCTCTTAATGTAATTTGTCGTCCAGGTGACAAGTCCATTTTTGCAAAGTCTTCTTCTAAAGCTTTTTGTAACTGCGTATAAATCATTTGACTTGGTTCATTTTTAGATAATTGAGCTGTAGATTTATTTAGCATTGTTCTCAAAAAAGAATATTCTGAAATAGATATGGGTCTATTTTTACTAGCTAATTCTTGATACGCTGCAATAAATTGACCGAAAGGTGTTGTTAAATCCTGTTCTTGTAAAAATGCCTTAAGTTCTGGTGGTGCCGTTGTGTCTCTCTGTAATGCTTTAAAATATGCGTTTACGTTGTTTAAATCTATAACTCTTGGGTCACCAAATGCTCTAGCTTGGTTTAAAAATCTATTAAAATTTATACTATTAATATTCATGAACTTTTCGTATGTTTTTAAAACTTGATTAGCAGCTTTTTCAGATGATTGTGCTGCAATAGCTAAGTGCATACCTGGCTGTAATTCAAATATTTTAGCAGATACATCATTGAATTGTTTAATAGCGCCTAGCTGAGCTTGTGCAGCCGGTCTTCCTATATATGGTAATTGACCAAAAATTCTATTAATACCTTTTAAAATTTTACCACCGATTGTATTAGGATCTGAAGCCATGATGTAAGTAAGTTTTAAATTATTTTTTTTAGCTATTTCTGCCATCGCTCTTGCATAAGGAGTTTCAAGACCAAACATTTTTCTTAAGCCGTACATACTACTTGCAGTTAAAGGGCCTAATAATTCTGCACCAGCATTAAAAGTAAGTCCAACTCTAAAATCGTCTAGAGCTCTTAACAATGGATTTTTTATCATCATATCTTTGTAAGTAACATCTCCAACTTTTTTCTTAAGATCCAATTGATCTCTTGCTATTTCATCAGCTAAATCGTATGCAAGACCACCTGCTGAGTAACCCATTGCTCCGGCTAAAGCTGCTCTCATAGCACCTTGAGCTGCAACAGTTCCACCCATACCCATGGCGGTAGCACCTACTTGTTTAATCCCAGTTACTGTTTTATTTAACAATGGATTTTTGAATGTAGATTTAATTTTATTTAAATCACCTATAAATTTTTTAGGATTTAGCATAGCTCCGGCTAATCTTTTTCTATCTAGAAATAATGATGCAGTAAGAAATCCAATATCAGTATACATTTGTACATTATCTCTATTTACTGTATCAGATGTCATTTCTGCAATAGGATCTGCCATCATTCTTTTTTCTGCAGCAACAACCTTTGCAGCTTCGTTCTGTTTATTTTCCATAACTCCTAATGGAGGCACATCAATCACACCTTTTTTTTGAAGAGTATCAATAAATACTTTTTGTTGTGCATTTAAATTACGAAGATCTATTCTATTAGATTGCAGCAATGATTCTAATTCTTTGATATTCATTAATTATCTCCTACAATTTTCATGTCACCAAAAAGAACATCAGAAATTTGATCTAAATCACCAGCACTATTATCAATTATTTGGGATAGATTTTTTTCAAAACCTTTTAACTGACTCATTTCTTTTTGTTTAGATAAATCTATTATTTTGTCGTATCCAAAAATTTGATCAGACATAATCCCTATTGATTCTGCAACACCTAAATCTTTTCTTATAGATTCTTCTAGTTCTTTTTTAATTACAAGATATTGAGAAATAACTTTTGTTGGTGATTTAAAAAACCCAAATTGTCCAGTTAATTTTTCAGCTCTCTCAATATCTCTTACAGCAAGTCTGTCTTTGTCTTTTAAAATATTTGCAAGGGCATAAGATGTTAAAAGTTCAATAGCTCTTAAAGAAGCTTGTTTACGTAGAGTGTCACTTTCACTAGAATTTACTGTTCCTAATTCTTTTTTTATTTTATCAAAATAACTTTTCCCTGCTTCTAATTCTGCCTTTGCTTCGTCTGTTGAAATTTCTCCAGCCTCTAATCTTTTATTAATATCTGTATTGTATTGTTCTTTTTGATCTCTATATTCTTTATTCAATTTTTCAAATGAAGTTTCTCCAAAATATTGCGCAAATATATCTTTTCCTGCTAATACAAATTCTGCTAGAGAACCTTTAGAACCAATTAAATCTGGGTCATTTATAGTTAATTCCAATGCATTATTTATACCTCTTAAAGCATTAGCTTTAATTGCAATTTGTTTATTTACTCTTTCAATATCGTCTGCTTCAGGAGCGTTCATTATTGTATACATTTTATTTGATACATCTATATATCCACCAGGCACTTTTATTTGTACGTTACCTTCTTCTGAAGTTCTTCCTCTAAAAGTTTTCATTTCACCATCTATTGGCACTCTGATTAATTTATTATCTGGTGAAAATTTAAGATTTTTATCTTTTTTCATATTTCCTAACATTGCTTTTTTAAGTTCTGTTTCATCTTTTCTTCTTTCATCTTCTAAAGCTAAAGCCATAGGTATTACATTCTGGCCTGCTTTACCTAACACATCTAAAAATCCTTTGAACCCTGGTTGATCTGTTCTACCAGTTAATAAATTAGAAGCTAATTGTAATAACAATAATTTGTTTGATCTTTTGTCATCACCCATAATATCATCAACTGCATTATCTAATTGTAAAGCAAGAGCACTTTTTTGTGGGTTATCTGAAAAAAATGTATCCATGTTTTCAAAAAAAAATTGTTTTGCTTTTAGACTTTGATCATCTCTATTTTTTTGTTCGTTCACAACAACATCGTTAGGTATGTCGTCAATGGTTTCAGTTTCTTCGGTTACATCTACAACAACTCCAGGATCTGTTGGATCTTTACCATTAGGTTTTACATCAAGACCAGTTAATTGATTTTTTTCTATTTCTTCATTAATAACATTAGGCACTGCGTCTGGTTTTATTTCAATACCACTATTTTGTTCAGAAGTATTTATTTGTTCAATAATTTCAGAGCCACTCATTCCTGGAAAATCTTTTTCTAGTTGTGATTTGACCGGTGCATCTTGACTTATATTAACACTATCTAAATAATCAATTGATGGAGTATTTGGACTTCCTGCTAAAGTTCCGGGTGCTCTTATAGCAGGACCTGCTTCTTTCGCCATTCTCTCTGCATATTCTCTATCAAAATCTGAACCTGGAAAATTTGAGAAAAAGTTTGATATTGTTGGGTTTTGTGCTGCAGCACTTAATCCGTATAAACTTAATATGTATGGATTTCTTAATCCCAAAAATTTTCCAGTCTTACTTATAGGTGTTCTTATAGCTCCAGGTAAAGAAGCGTATCTTTGTTGTAAACCTTTTACAGATAACAAAGGTTCTCTATTATAAACTGCAGGAACATTTGGCGATGATGGAGGCATAGGCAGTCTTGTTATACCACCGTTATCAAAACTTTTTGGTTTTTTAAGTTTATTTATCACAGGTTACCTCCCTGAGAACGCTGCGTACGCTCCTAATCCTGTTCCAACAGCTTGACCCAATGGACTAGGTTGTGGTGAGGATGTTTGAGATAGTCTTGCTTGAGATGCTGATGGTATACCTGATTGAATATCAGATACAAAGGCAACTCTTTGATATGGTTCTTGAATATTTTGTACAGCTGTTTGACGTGCCGCTTCTAGTCTGCCTTGTTCAATTCCTCTTTCTACTCCACCTAAACCTGCTAATCCTTGTAGTTGACTTTCTCTTTGACTAATAGCTTGTTGTGCTAAACCTGTCTGACCTTGTGCAGCAGATAAAGCAGTTTGAGCTTCTAAACCTCTTTGGGTTTGTAATTCTCCTAATGCTGATTGAAAACCAGCTCCATAAATTTGACCAAGAGTATCAGCTTTGCCTCTTTGTAACTCAGCAATTCCCACACCTTCTCTACCTCCACCAAAATTACCACTTGAGATGGCTTGTTGTGCAAGTTGATTTTCACGTTTTTGATAATCCTCTGACACTTGATTGACTACATTTTGAATGTAAGGGTTCATTGCAGCTTGTACATCTGCTGCAGTAAATGTTTTACCAGCTGCTGTTTGCGCAGCACCTAATGCTGTATCAGCTGCAGTCATCTGTGCCCCTCCAACAGGACCTGATCTAGCGAGTGCTAAAGCATCTTGTTCTGCTTGAGACATTCCAGCGACTTGAAATGCAGGAGGAGTTGTCTTTGTTCTAGCTAATTCAATAGCAGAATCCATAAGACCAAGTCTTCTAGCTTCTATTTCTGGTGCTTCTCTTATTGTTTGGACGTTAGTGGTATCTGCTGGTACGTTACCACCTCCGCCTCCTCCACCTGAGCTCATTTTTTTTCTCCTATAAATTTATCTAATTGAATATGTGATTTAACATATCCTTTTGTTTTTAAAAATCTTTCCCAACCTGGTCTAGCATAAAATTCCATTTTACTTACTCCTTGTGTTCTTGCCCATTCTTCCATTGGTTCTAAAAACTTTACCCATAATTCCATTTTCTCCCCTGTAAGTATTCGGAAATTTAACGTCCGATACTTAGGATACTGTTTTAACTCTGTTACTCCAACTGCGTAAACTTTTTGATCTTTTTCAGACCAAGCTACCCACAATTGCATCAGATTTTTTTTAATCTGATCTTTAACATGTTCATGGTCAGCGTATCCACCTGACCTTTCGAGAGCTTTTTGAATATAGTCTTGAACAAAAATCCAAACTTTATCCACCTCTTCTTCTTTCCATATACGCAACAAATTCATTAAGACATTCGTTTTGCTAATTTGTCAAAATCTGCCATTTGTTTATAGAAAAATCTAGCACCAAGCTCCCTTTGTTGTTTTTTATCTTTTGGATTTGCACCTAAAGCAATCCCTGCACCTCTTACAGCTTTTGATTTAGTTACAAATTCACCGTCAGCTAACTGAGCTAACATAGTATCTTTTTCTTCGTTACCTTTACCAGCTGCATCAACAACTAGTTTACCTGAAGTTCTTTTATAATTTTTTGTATTATTTTCATCTGTATTTGTTTTACTTGGAAGTCTATCTACCAATGAACCCTCTGCAGCGAATAACATTCCTGGCATAATTGGAGGTCTTTGAATTGAACTCATTGGTGGAGGAATCATATCAACATCCTCTTCAGCTGTTGTTTCTTCTATGGATTGCATAGGCATATTAGATGCTCTGCCACCCGTAGCTAATTTTGCTATACCACCTTGAGCTGCTCCTGGAAATTGAATTTTAAAAATTTTGTAAGTTTCAAAATCCATTGCATCCTCACCAGCTGACTCTTTTTCAGATTTATATTTTTCATATTCTTGTCTTAAAAGATCTGGAGAAGCTTGTCCTCCCTCTTCAAGAGTCATAATACCCCCTGCCTTAATTCCACTGTAAGGTTTGTCTGGATATTGTGAGTAATCAATAGACATATCAGGATCATCATAAGGCATAAACTGGCCTGGGTTTTGTGCATAGAATTTATTATAACCAGGATAATCTGGCTCTGGTGGTTCTACAGGATCGAATGCTCCTAATCCATAAGCAATACCTGCTGCACCTGCAGCACCTAAACCTACTTTTAAAGGGTCCATTTGTGCAGATGTGATTGGTACTTGTCTTACATTACCCATCATATCTCGAACTGTTTGCATAGCAGCACCGCTGTCTCCTACTACAGGTTGTTCAGATTTAAATATTCCAGCTGTCTTATCAAATATACCCATTAATCCATCTCTTGATTTTGGAGTAATAGAAATAGTATCTTGACCTTGTGGGACAACTTTTAAAGCTTCAAATGCAATTTTATCTTTACCTTTTAGGCCCTCTGGAACCTGTGCTTTAGATATATCAGTAATGTTCATAACTAGATCTGACTGATCTATGCCAGTTGGTTTTTGATTAAAACCACCTGTTAACTGCATTGTTAATGCTTGTGTAGTTGTGTCTCTAAATGAGTCTTTAAATAAATTTGAGCCTCTTTTACCACCTAATGCGTTTATGCCCACATTGGCTGCATACATCATTGCTAGTGTTGCTGGATTCATATTTCTCCTGTTTTAAATACGTATTTATTCCAATTTACTTAATTTTTTCCCCTTCGTCAATAAACCTACCCTTATAACTATAGTCACCATGGTGGGTTATATATGCGTCTACATTAGCATATATCTTACCTCCAATGTCAGTCCACCTTTTACAAAATGCAAAATCTTCTCCCATAAAAGTTCCTTTTTCTTGATTAAATTCTGTATCCCAAAAGTTATAAAATTGGTCTGTTTTACGCATTTGTTGGTTTAACATAGTCTGTTGTCGTATTCTTAAATGAGGATATTCCTTTGCCATTTTTTCAAACACTTGTCTTTTAATTAACATAAATCCAGCAGGACCTCTTTTAATTTCTGTTATTCCATCTTTACAATCAATGTTTTCAGCATCAACAAATGCCATTGGATAATAATAACCACACTTACTTATATGCCTACCTGACTTTTCGCTAATATTTTTTGCTTTATCCCAGTCTATTACTTTCATAGGGTAAGGGGTTAAAACAATATCTTTGTCAGCTTCAAGCATTGTAAGTATTGACGTTTCATCAAACTCTATATCAGTGTCTACGAACAACATGTGTGTACATTCAGATTTTAAAAAAGCAGCTGTGCATAAATTTCTACCTTGTGTAACAATTGATGACTGTATTAGATGAAATGTTACTGGTATTTTATGTCTTTGAAGTAAAGCTTGTAATTCTAACGTTGCCCTCATGTAATGAATATCTACTCCACCATGACAAGGAGATGTAAAAAATAATTTTATTGGATGTTCTTTTTTCTTATCCCACTCTAATACATCATTACCTTTATCAGTATTTTGTCCAAATATATTTTTTTCATTAATGATACTTCTTTCATCTATTTTAATTGTCATGCATATCCCTTCATGGTTAGTAATTGATCAAATAAACTTATCCATTCTTTAGCTCTCATGTCCCAATTATAAAAAGTTCTATAATATTTCATTTGATCTTTTAACCTCTCATGAAGAACTGGCTCATGATAGTTGTCTGCTACAAATTCTATAATTACTTTAAATTTTTTTGCCAAAGTATACATATCAGTTTCATAATTTACATAATGAGCATATTCAGTGCAAGTCTCAAACAAAGCACCAAAATTAGTTACAACTGCCATATTACCTGCTGCCATTGCTTCAATTGCAGATATACAACAAGTTTCTTCCCAAATAGATGGATATGCAAAAATCTGTGTCTTCTGCATAGCTTGAATTATTTCGTTATTTGGTTTGTATCCTATATGATTAACATTTTGTAAGCTTTCCATTTTATCGTACATAGGTTTGAATTGTTTGTCATTTTGAAGCTCAAACTCACTTCCATAAATTTTTGTTGAACTATAAACATCTAATGTAATGTCATCTCTCTTGATTAGTTCCATAGCCCCTAACAAAACATTTAAACCACGCCAAGGAGTAGAAGTATGAATTAGTTTTATTGGATCACCTTTTTTAAATTTAGGTCTTTCAATCCATTCTGTATTTGGTAATGCATTTTTTATTACACAACATTTATGCGTGGGTAATCCAAAAGCATATCTAAATTTTTCATAACACCAATGAGTATTAAATACATACCAATCATATTTTCTATGGTTTTCTTTTAACCTAAACCATGGAGCTATATTAGGTTGATCATAAGAATTTTTCATCCATAAAATATTTATTTTATCTGGATCTATAGGTTCTTTTTCAGGAACAGATGTAGTTATTTGAATTTTTTTAAAATAACTAGAATCTATTCTTTTTGCAAGTTCTGCAAATTGTATTTCTGTACCGCCAGCTGCTTTCATTTCAAAGGTTCTTCCCCAACCACATCGAATCCTTTAGGGATAATAATTTTGACATCTCTTTTTATATCTTTTGGGTCAGGATTTTCAAGCTTTACTTCTTCTTCGTTTTTATAAATTTTACCTGTTTTTATATTTGAAATTGTGGTTTCTGCCTCACATTTTATGATAGGCACTTTCTCTCCATTAATAATTGTGTATTCTGTCATTAAGTTCTATCTTGTTCTAGTATAGCTACTGTTCCTGTAATAACACTGGTATGACTTGATTTAATTTTTAATATATCGTTTTCTTCAAATACTTTTACACCTGTAATTAAATCAGATGAAGTTCCAGTTCCCAAAGTTCTTTTAGAAAAATCAAAATCTGCAGAAGCTGAATTGTCTCTAATGGAAGCGGTAACACTTACTGTGCCTGAACTTGAATTCATTACTTGAACACTTTTAACCATTGCTACTGTTTCAGCAGGACATGTATAAACTGATACAGGATTAGTTGTAGTTAAGTTAAATTGTCTATTTACAAATTTATTTGCCATTATCTTCCTTGCCGGTTATATTTCTTATACATCCGTTTTTCACTTTTGTTAAGGTTTTTTTTATGCCTTCCTGGTCTTTTTTTAGGTTTTGCTCTTTCATACCACGCAGTTCCAAATTGACTTTTTTTCTTTTTAGCCATTAATCATTTAAGAAGTAAGATATTGCTTCTGACTCTTCTTTTATGTCTTGTGGGTAAGTTGAATTAAGTGTTTGTATTATATTGTTAATATCTCTACCAAATTGGTTTAAGTTTGATGGTTGATATTCTGGTGTTGCTTGTGAAACAATTTCATTTATTTTTGCCATTACCTTCTACCTCCTATTTGAACGTCTGCTCTAAAAGTACCAAATCTCCAAGTTTGTCCTGTTCCTGTGTTTGCTATTTTAAATGATGCAGCTCTTCCTCTCGATCTACAAAATACTTGTTTTGTGCTTGTTGTAACTGTAAATGGTCCTGTTATCAAAGGTCCGGATGCTGATGAAGATCTTGTATCAGAAGGAAAATCTCTTAAAAATATAGTTACCTGAGCATCACCAACTTGATTTTTAAAGTCAGGAATAAATCTTGCTATTCTCATCATAAACTCACCGTCTCCACCTTGATCAATATCAAAATCACCAGACTCAATTTGTGCTGGTATTGCTGTTGTTGTGCCATCAGTTAAGACTTGATCGTTGCCTGTTTCGTGTTCGTAGTATGTAGTAGCACCATTTGATATTCCAGGTATCTCTCCTTGTGATGGTGATTCAGATGCATTGTATGAAGTTGCAAGAGGTTTACCAAATACACCCTGGTCAACCCAAGTAGTTCTTTTTATTAAGGTTCCATCATTAGTAGTCCAAACTCCACCAGGTATATTTTGTGAATCTCTAGTATTATAAGTTACCGATCTATCAACTGATGTAGAACCTGAAGTTGGATAGAACCAAGTTATTTCATTAAATTTATCATTAACACCTGCATGTACAATTAATTCAGCATCGTTGTTTAAATCACCAAATACATAGTCTTCAACAAGACATGGAAGTTTTTTTACAGATGCACCATCAAAATAAAAGAAACTATCTTCAGACATCCAATAAATAATACCGTCAACTTCTATTGCAGCATGAGGTGATATTAAACCACAGTTCGTACCAACTTGTTCAAAACCAAATGTAAATGGAGCACCAATAAATCTCATGGTAAATAAAGCTGTATCTGTCCAAATATAATTACCATTCCTTCCAACTAACGCTCCCATTATTCTTGAACCATCAGCAAGTCTTTGTGTACCTGCGGTGTTGGTAGCTGTAGGTGTATAAACATTTATATCTTCTTGATCAGAAAATCTTAAAAACATATCATCTTGTGAGCTTGTAGTCCCTATTGTTGTTTCTGTTCCAAAAAAACACAAGTGTCTATCTGGTGTAGAAACTATCATATCTCTTGAAGCTGTTGGTGCACCGGTAACAAGCACAGCTCTATTAGGATTAGATAAGGCACCTGCTGTTGATGGATCCCACTCTACACAAACACTATTAAATATGAGAGCTATTAATTTTTGACCAAAATTTGTAAGTTTCCATTGACCTGGATCTAAAATAACACCTGCAGCTGTAGCAGAACCCCATCCTGTATAACTGCTTGCATCTTGAACGTTTGAACCGTTTGCATGAGTTACATCTGATGTTCCTCCTTGGCCTCTAGATATTCCTGATATTGTGTTTGTAGCTGTATTGTTAGATGTATATGTAACTAATTCTGCTGTTGTTCCAGAACCTATTAATAAAGTTCCAGTTGCAGGCATAGTAGCTGATGATGTTAAAACAACTGTATTAGCACCTGCTGCAAAAGTTCCTGAATTATTAATAGTAGTTGTAGAAGTTGTGGTTGTACCACCCCATTGTCCCGTCGCCCAACCAAATCCTGGTAATTGAAATCTTGGTCCTACTACAAAATAAGCGTCCAAGGTCGCGGTTCCGGTAGTCGTGAACGCAGTACCTGATTCATTTTTCGACATAGTTATTGTTAAAGTTGTAGTTGTTGGTACTGTTTTTACCTCAAATGTTTTTGTAAAATCTGCAGCAGTAAATCCTGAAGATCCTGGAATAGCGCTTACAGATGAAAAAACTATCAGATCTCCCTCTTCTAAACCATGCCCTGTTCCTGTGCTCACTGTAACTGTAGGTGAACCATTTGTTGTTGTAAAACAATTAGTCATTCCTGATTTTTGTTTTGAAGCATCTAAAGGATGAATGTCATAAAAGGTGCCTTCATAATAAATATATAAAACTTTATCTGTACCTATTGCTGCATATCTATTACCTGATAAATCAAACCAAGTATGCTGATCTCTAGCTACACCCACAAGACTTGTTGCACCTTTTTGTGACCAACCACCTATTTTTTCTGGTAAACCATATCTAAATCTAACGTACTGGCCTCCGGTCCATCGTCCTTCAGCACCGGTTTCAGTAACTTGTTTATCAAATCCAGGTATTAATTGTACTTTACGTAATGCCATAATATTAAGTATAAACTAAAAAACTCATCCTATAAACCCTATCCCATCTTAGGTAAACCAAGCATAGGTCTTTTATCAAATTTATTTTTATCAGCAAAAGGTCCATTTAGATGATTATAATGTAAAAAAACCTGTCCGCAAACTTGACCTTTAAAAGGGGTTCTCCAATGTTCTAAATCACATCCACTGTACACTAACATATCTCCTACATCCAACAACACTTCAGTGCCTGCGGGAGCATTTGGTTTATGTATATTTTTATACTCATCTATAACGTTATCTTCTCCTGTTCCGTCAATAAATATTGGCCATGGATCTCCGCCTAAATTTAATGTAGTAGATATTTCACAACTAGGCCTGTCTTTATGTCTTTTTAATTCATCTCCATTTTTATATAATCTTGCATAGGAGTAAGTTGGCACTAAATCTAAACCAGTATGTTGTTTCATTATAGGTAACATTTTTACTAATAAAGTTTCCATTACAGGATCTGCATAATGAGAGTAAGTATTGGGTATTTGTTGATCTTTCCAAGTTCCCATTAAACCGATATCGTGTATAATATTATGATCATACATATACGCAACTGCTTCTCTTTTAAGTAAAAAATAATTAAAAATAAAATTAGATAAATCGTAAGATAAAGCGTTTTTGATTACTTGATATTTATTGAAAGCCATGTTGTAAAAAATTAAAACTTACTGATATTCTTATATCATTTGATTGATTAGGTTCAACACAGTGCCAAAGATAAAATGGAAATATAATTATTCTACCCTCAACAGGTTCTAAATGACACTCTCTCCATAAATGTTTTGGTGGTTGTCCAGATTTTCTTACTGGCATATTTAATTGAACTCCTGGTCTTGGATCATTACAAGCTAACTTACCAGAGTTTTTTGGAGCTTTTATGTAATATACTCCACTAAATAAACTATTTGGGTGTATGTGTGGAGCGTTAGATCCACCTGGTGGATTTATGTTAGCCCACATATTACCTAGTCTGGGTTCTCTGTCTAACCATTCTTCTTGCCATATATCTTGCATCATTATAAACAATTCGTTTACTAATGGTTGAAACACAGGCATCCTATGCATTTCAGTTTTCGAATGCCAACCATTACGATTTGTTTTTTGAACACCTGGATCTCTTCTAGACCACGCAACTATTTCATTAGCAAACAGTTGATTATCTAACTTTACATCTTTGCCATATATAGTCGTTGGAAAAAATTGTTCTTTAATCATCTAAATGGTTTACCTCCAAACCAAACAACAAGAGATTGTCTAACACCTTTAATTACTGGTTGCACTCTATGGTTTAAAAATGACGCAAACACTATTGCTTGACCTTGTTTAAGTTCTGCAAACTTACCAGGTGCCATTAACTCTAAATGTCCACCTTCAAACTCTGAGGGATTATTTAACAATAACGTCATTGATATTTTTCTAACCGGTGGTTCATGAGTCATGTTCACATCACAATCCATATGCCAATCATAAAAACCACCTTCGGGGTATTCTGTAAACTGTGCATTCTCTGTAACCTGTATATCACCAAATCCAAAATGATTCTCGTTTGCTTTTTGTATAAAATTATTAAGATCACGATACATGGGTTCCATTTCTTTAAAGGGTATCCAAGATATTGTAGTTACTCTTTTTTTAGTATCAGTTCCTCCCCCCGGTCTACCCATACCAACTTGTGCTTTTTGTGGTGGTTGTCTTCTTCCACAATTTATAATTTGTTGACATTGATCTGGAGTGAACAAAGGTGTTGTTGTTTGTATTATCCAACTTTTCCATTTAGGTTCTGTAATGTGTCTGTTCTCGTACATTAACTTACTCCTCTATTTTTAATTGGGTTATATTCAACATCCATATTTGCAGCTAAAGTTCGTCTATAACCTCCTCCATTGAAAGGGTATACTGTATGTCTCATGTCATATGGAAATATATAAAAATCTCTTTCTTTAATATTAGGTTGATAATCTATATGTGAAAATTGACCACTGGCTGAACCTAATATTTGTAATCTACCATTTTGTGGTTGATCAGCTGCAGAATATTCTACACCAAAACTTTGTGGTAATTTTAAAATCATAACACTAGATAGACCTGTAAACAATGATCCTTGATGCACGTGCACTGGATTATATTCATGTTCAAACATAGTATTAACCCATATAGAATTTAAATGCATTTCATATTCTTTTATCTTGTTCCATTCTAAATAGTGTCTAAATTTTTGATTAAACCATATTAATACATTCTGTGGTAAATGATTATGTCTAGTCATCTTGGAACTATCTTTACCATCAAAAAATAAACTATGTTCTTTTTCTATTTTGCCAACTAATTGTTTATTAGCAGGTTTCAATTCGGGATATTTTGTTTCATAAATATTATTAATTGTATTATATACATCAAGAGGCACCTGATACCTCAATACTGATTGTCCTAAAAATATAAAATTAAAACCTAATGTGTCCATATTTTTTTAAAATTCTTTGTGGAATTTTTTCTATGTACGGATTGTATACTTTTCTAACAGGTCCATCAAATAGTTTATGCATGTTGCTTCCAACTATTGTATCATCATAAGATAAATTATTAACTTTTACTTGATCCAAATTATTAAATCTATGATTAAAATAAGGCTCACCTATAAACTGGTATATTTTTTTAAATTCTTGTTCAGGGTTTTCAACTAAATCATCATACTTTACAAAATGACATATATCAGGATAATTATAAGCATTTTTTATAGCCTCTAAATCTTTTGCAACAGCACCTTGGGTATTCATTATCAAACTTAATTTTTCTTCATCATTTTTTAAATTATATCTATTAGGAAATGCATCAGGGTTTTCTGTATACCATTGCATATAACTAGCTAACACATCCATTAAATTTCTCAATAATACAATGCATTTAAAAGGTCTTTTAAAATGTTTTTGCATTAATGCAAAATTAGCTGGTGTCATTACAGGTCCTCTATCTATAATTATTTTATGTGGCCAGTCTTTGTAATAGTTATCGTATACAGCATCTAGTACATTATCCAGAGATCTATGATCAGGAAAGTTTTGAAACACATCAGTTTCTTTTAATAAAAAAATATCTTTCATTATTTCTAATGTAATAGAATTTGGAGTTGCTGCTATTTCAGGATTTTGATTCATTATAGATGCAAACAAAGTATTTCCTGATCTTGGCATTGCAACTAAGAAGAAAAGTTTTTTATTTTTCTTTTGCTCCAAGGTCACTGGTTAATTGTTCTTTCTTATTGTAAATCATTTCTCCTGATTTTTTAACTCTTTCTATACTTTTTAGTTGACCCAAAACATTAAAGACTTCAGGTTGTGATGATCCTGATGTTAATGTTTCTGCTTTGTTTTTCATAATCAAATGATAAGAATCTAGTTGGTGTCTGTTAACATCTTTTGTATCAAACGACCCATCATCAAATTCTTTTTTTAATGAAGACCAAAGTTTAATTTCTCTCATACGATCTCTTGCAACTAATTGCATATTAGCTAAACCATATCTAGCTTCGTCTAAATCTATTTGATATTTTGTTAATTTGTATTCGTCTTGTTCTGTCTCAATCTTTTTCTCTAACCATTTAATTTTTGCTTCATTACGTCTACAATCAAATGATAGACTCATTAAGTTTTCTAAGAAAACATTCTGTTCCCTAACACACTGCCAATACTTTGCAGCTTTAGTTGGATATTTCATATCTTGTAGAACAGACATCCTCATTTCTGTTTCTGTTCTAAATACTTGTTTCTTTGTCCAAGTGTCACGAAGCTCAACTGTCATAGCCTTGAACTCTTTTACATCTTCAGGATCTAATAAATTATTTAAACTTGGTGCTTCTTTTTCAATTAAAGCATGTATATTTCTTTTGTCTGACATGTTCTACAATTTAACTTTTCTCAAAACAAAGTCAAGTTTAACTTGAAGCTAAACTTTTAGCTGTGGCTGCTGTTGTTTCTCCAGTAAATTCTTCTGTTGCATTTGTTTGGCCAGGAGGACCTAAATAACCTCCAGCATAAAAAGCAGATGTAGTAGTTCCAGCAAAAGAACCTCCTCCACCATTTCTACCTGTTGCTAAACTAGGTCTTGTTGACCAAGCTGTTCCATCATAAGCTTCAGTATGGCCTGAATAAGTTACAGGAGCCGAATTACCACCAAATAATAAAGTTGCTGTTTGAGTACCTGAAACACCCACTTGATTTCTAGCAATGTTTAAAGTACCGCCAGTTGTCCAATTAGTTCCATCAAATTCTTCTGTTAGATCTGTTCTACCAGAAGGAGGCGAATATCGATATCCTCCTGAAACCAAACCAGCTGTTGCTGTTCCAGTTCCTCCTCCTACATATCTTGCAACTCCCATTGAATTAGGATTAACAGTCCAAGCTGAACCATCATATTCTTCTGTTTGTCCTGTTACGCTTCCTGGAGGAAGAGCATTATTATAACCACCAGCTTTTACACCTGCTGTCTGACTTCCAAAACCCATACCTCCATACATTTCTTGGTTTAAATCTCCACCATTTGTCCAAGTTGAACCATCATATTCTTCTGTAGTTACTACACCTGTTGTTGCTGGAGGCCCAGGATAACCACCTGATCCTAATCCAGCTGTCTGTGTTCCACAAACAGCTAACCAACCTCTCGCATTATTCATGTTACTACCTTCTGTCCAAGAAGTTCCATCGTATTCTTCACTGTCAGCTATTCCTGCATTTGGAGCAGAATGTCCACCTGCAATTAAACCTGCTGTTACAGTTCCATAACCACCACCTATAGCTTTTCTTGGAGTGTTCATATTTCCGCCACTAGCCCATGCTGCGCTTGTTATTGTATTAATTGATTTATTAAATTCTTGAGTATTATTACTTGCTGGAGTTCCCTGACCACCTGCACAAAATAAAGCAGCCGTTGTGGCTCCACTTGATCCAGCATTATCCATTCTTGGTGTAAGTATAGTTGCAATATCTGTGTAAGTAGTTCCGTCGTAATCATACGCCTCGGTATAAAGTGTTCCTGGAGGTCCAGAATTTCCACCCACTATAAGAGCTGCAGTTGAAGATGAACCAGCACCATTTGCACCTCTATTCGCTGCAGGGTAATTTGTTCCTGCTGTCCAATTAGTTCCATCAAATTCTGCTGTAAAATTTAAAACTGTGGGATTATTCGTGCCTCCCATAACCATTAAACTTGTTAATACACCAGTTGATCCTGCATTTCTAGTTGCAGTAGGTGCAGCATTTAAACTTGTCCAAGAAGATCCATCCCATGATTCTGTATTAGTACTAACACCTGGAGGCCCAAAATCTCCTGTAGCTGCAATAGCGGCTGTCTCACTTGATCCTCCTCCTCCTACGCTTCCTCTTGCTGTGCCAAAAGCAGTTTCAGTAGTGAAAGAAGTACCATTGTAAGATTCAGCAAAATTATAAGTTGGTGCAGGTAATCCACTACCAGGTGAACCTGAAGTAATAATACAAGACGTTTGAGTCCCTCCACAAGAACCTATACTATATCTTCCGCTACCCATAGTACCACCTACAGTCCATCCTACTCCATTAAATTCATTAGATGATTTTCCAGTAGGTGCAGG